GCCAGCGCCGACAGGGTGAACGTGGAAGAGCCCAGCGGTGTAAGCGGAGCGGGAGGTATCGAAGCGAGAGACGGGCATAGCGGAGTCTCCGAAGGGAGCGTGCCAGGTACGGGGCGCCGGGGCTCATCGCCGCCGACATCAACATCATAGCCAGGGGTGCGCACGTGCGCAAGTAGTGAGGGGGGAATACTTGTCAGGGGATTGTCAAGGCGCGGCGCACACGACGTTCCGGGCTCGAGGACAGCTCGAGGACAGCTCGAGGGCGCCGTGCTGCGTGTGCAGCGTGCCAGGTTCGACCGAGGGTAGAAAAACCGACCGAGGGTCAGGTTACCGACCGGTCGGTAAGGACTGATCGAGCGATCAGCGTTCGCTGACTGACCGGTCAGTAAGCAACCCCGCCGCGCGGCTTCAGTTGACGGCCGGCCCGCCGCGCTGTACTGACTTGCCATGCCGCGCCGCGCTCCACTCTCCCCTCAGCCCGCCGCCCATCCCGTCGCTGACGTCGCTGACCTCGTGGTGGTCCATCGCCCGAGCGCTGCGACGCGCCGAGAGATCGTGCGCGCTGCGATGCGCCCGGACGGATCCTTGCCAGGGGCGGAAGCTTCGAGGCTCGCAGCTGCATGCGGAGTCTCGGAGCGCGTGGTGCGCTGCGACCAGCGAGAGATCCGGGAAGCCCTCGCTCTCCCGCCGCCCATCCACGGACCAGCAGCTGCCCGAGCGCGGGCGCTGGCCCGGTTCCTGGGCGTGGAGGGTGGAGAGGGGAGAGGGGTAGCGGGGCGCAAGAGTGGGGTAGGCGTGAAGGAGGCCCCCCCCTTCCAATCAGCAGATCAAGAAATCAACGATGGAAGCGCTCTCGCGCGTGCGTCCGCTGAGGATTCGACAGTACCCGGAGCCCCGTTCACGCCCGAAGAGCTATCGGCCCGCGTCCAGGGCCTCATCCGGGCTTCCATCACGGTCATGGAGCACACGTTGGCCGAGGGCCGGGGCGACCGCACGGCCGTCGAGCTGGCCAAGTGGGTGGTGACTGAGGGGCGCCGAGCGTTCGAGGACGACACGGTGGACCAGAAGCAGATGCGCCAGCTCGCGGCGGCGCTTGACGCCCTTGGGGATGGCGAATGACAGCGCCTCAGACCGTGTGGTCGCCTCCTGGGGCGCCCGACAAGCTGGCTGCGAAGGTGCGGCGCCTCGTTGGGGACCGCACGGCGTTCTGCAAGCTGCTCCAAGTGCGCGACAAGGGCACCGGGCGCTTCGTCCCCTTCGTCCCCAACGCTGCGCAGCGCCGGTTGTGGGACCTGCTGGACACGCGGCGCCGTGTGATCGTGGTCAAGGCGCGCCAGGTGGGCGTATCGACGGCGGTGCGCGCGTGGCAGTTCCACCGGGCGTACGCCACGACGGCGCCCGAGACATACGCGGTGCTGTCCTTCCACGAGCGGAGCGCCCGCGAGCTGCGGCGCATGGACCAGCGATGGATTCGCGGGCTTCCCGAGGGCCTGCGGCGCCGATTGGAGCGCGACACGGTGGAGGACATGGTGTTCGGTGACACGCTGGCCGGCTGCTCGTCGTTCACGACGCGCGGGGCGGGCGGCACGCGGTCCTTCTCGTTCAGCGGCGCCCACTTGTCGGAGTTCGCGTTCTACGTAGACCCCGACGAGGTGCTGGCGCAGACGACGGCGGCGGTGGGCGACGGGCCGGTGTGCATTGAGTCGACGGTCAACGCGCCGGGCGACGCGTTCCACCGCTTGATCATGGGCGCGCCGGAGAACGGGTGGGCGCTCTTCACGTACTGGTGGTGGGAGCACGCGGCGTACCGGGACGAGGCGCTTCCTGACGACTTTGAGCGGTCGGAGGAAGAGGAAGAGATGGCCGAGCGCTACGGCCTCGACGACGCGCAGTTGTGGTGGCGCCGGCAGCAGGTCACGACGCTGGGGTTGAGCAAGTTCCGGCGCGAGTACCCGGCAAACATCGACGATGCGTTCCTGGCGCGCGACAGCGGCTTCTTCGACCCGGAGAAGTTGGAGCGGATCGAGGGCATCTGGTTCGACAGCGCGGAGCGCGAGCTGGCGCCGCCTGACGAGGACGACCGCTACGTGATGGGCGTCGACACTTCGGGCGGTTTGGGGCAGGACTACTCGGCGCTGATGGTGGTGAGCCTCGCCACGATGGCGCCGGTGTACATCGAGCGCACCAACACGACGGCGCCGCATGTGTGGGCGCAGCGGGTGGCGCAGGTGGGCTTCCGCTACGGGCAGGCGATGGTGCTGGCGGAGGCGAACAACCACGGCCATGTGGTCCTGCGGGAGTTGGAGCGCCTGGGGTACAAGCGCCTGTGGGCGAGCCGGGAGGGCAAGCCGTGGACCACCAGCATCAAGAGCAAGCTGGAGGCGTACGAGTGTCTGCGTGAGGCGGTGGACGCGGAGTTGATTCCGCAGCTCGACCAGCACACGTTGTCGGAGTTGAAGGCGCTGGAGGTGCGCCGGGTGGCGCCTGAGGCGCCGGTGGGGATGCACGACGACATGGCGATGGCGTGCGCCTTGGCCTACCGGGCGACGCAGGATGGGGCGCGTGCGTTTCGTCGCGAGCAGATGGGCAACTACATGGACGCGCGGTTGACAGAGGCGCGGGCTAAGCGTATCAGGCGGCAGGTTCTGCCTTGGAAGGTGGCGACATGAAGGCATCGCAGTTCGCGGACATCTACGATGCGCACGACCACCGCTGGGAGGACCGGCGCGCGGAGATGCGGCGCCTGCGGAACGCGTACCTGATGCGGTTTTGGGACAAGCGGGAGACGGACCAGCTCCTGATCGAGACGAGCCGGGGCTACGAGCTGATTGAAAGCTACGTGGCGTCGCTGTTCGTGAAGGACCCGGCCGTGGTGGTGAAGCCGGACCTGCGAGGGGCGGGCGACCCCGAGGTGGCGCAGGAGGTGGCGAACGTTTGGCTGCATGGCGTGCGCGCCGTGCTGGAGAACGCGCTGCGGCTGGCGCTGATCTACCCGTTCGCGGCGGTCAAGCTGGGCACGCGCCCGCACCCCGACCCGTTGCAGCGGGTGACGGTGGCGGCGGTGGCGCCGTGGGATGTGATCGTCGACACGACGGCGGAAACCTGGGACATGCAGCGGTTCGTGGCGCACCGGTACTACCTGCCGGTGGAGCACGCGAAGGAGCGCTACGGCGCGAAGAAGTACTCTGAGCGGAGCTTCACGCGGTACATCACAGATGGCGTGGAGGGGCGCGGCGACGGGGCCGGCTACGACCGGGGCGGCGGTCTGGACCAAGCGCCGCCGAGCGAAGAGCACTTCATCCTCGTGGTGGAGGTGTACGACCTTGACGGTGGGACGTTCAAGGTGTGGAGCCCCGACTGGAAGCGCGACCAGTGGCTGTACGATGGGATGCCGCTGGAGGTGGGCGACGGGGGCGCCGATGGGGAGGGCGAGCGGGAGAAGTTCAAGGCGATCCCCTTCCGCACGGTGAGCGGCGTTGTGAAGGTGCCGCTGGTGCCGCTCTACATGAGCACGGAGCCTGACGAGCCGCTGGCTGGGTACTCGGCGCTGCGCCGGGTGTACGACCAGGTGGCGGAAACCAACATCATCCGTACGTTCCAAGCGAACGGCGTGCGCAAGGCGGCGCGGCAGTGGATGGTGGAGAAGGGCGTGCTGGACCCGGAGAGCATGGCGAAGATTGCGCAGGGGCGCGACGGCGAGTTCATCGAGGTGGAGCTGAGCACGGGGCAGACGCTGGCGGGGGCCATCGCGCCGATCCCGCATGTGCCGGTGCCGGTGGAGCTGGAGCGGTATCTGGCCGAGGTCGACGCAGACTTCGGGCGCGGGTCGGTGCTGGCGCCGTTCACGCGGGGGGAGGCGACCAAGGCGAGCGCGACCGAGGTGCAGGCGCTGGCGGCCTACACGGCGTCGGAGATCGGGCGCATGGCGCGGGCGCGCGACGCGTGCATCACGCAGACGGCGCACACGTACCTTGTGATGCTGGCCACCTTGATGGGGGACACGAGCGAGCTGGTGCAGATGCAGGGCAAGGCGTACCAGATGGAGGCGGCGGACCTGCTGGCCGACTTCCAGATCTTTGCGCACGACCTGGGCACCACGCCGATGAGCGAGGCGGTGAGGAAGCAGGAGTTGCTGACGCTGCTGCCGCTGCTGGAGAAGCTGGGTGTGGCGCCGGACAAGCTGCTGGCGATGGTGGCGCGGTCCTTCGACCTGCCGGCCGACATGGTGGCGGCGCCCCCTGCGATGGCAGCGCCGGTGGCGCCCGAGGGCGTGGCGGGCATGGAGCGTGGCCCGCAGATTGCGGCGCCCCCTGCGCCTGGAGAGGTTGCCGGCATGCCGGCTGGCTCGACGCGGGTTGCTGAGGTCCTGCCGCCTGGAGGGGTGGTCTGATGCCGATCTACGAGTACTGGTGCGCCCAGGGCCACAAGACCACGAGGCTGCGCCCGATGGCTGAGCGCATCGAGCCGGTGCCGTGTGAGCGGTGCGGCGCCTGGGCGGGGCTGGGCGTGTCGATGCCGGCGCGCACCGCATGGTCCTGGGGCGATACCAAGTGGGACGGCTTCCACGACCGGGGGCTGGGCGTCACGCTGCGCGACGAGAAGCACCGCGAGGCGGTGATGCGCCAGCGCGGGTTGCGCCAGTTGGAGGACGGCGAGGTCGAGGCCGAGATGCGGCGCGTCACGCGCGAGCACGAGCGCCATGAGGCGCAGGTTTCGACGTTCACGCGCACGCTGCGCGAGACTGGTGATGCTGCCATCGCGGCGGCCGAGACTTTCCCCGCACACGATCTGGAGTGAACATGGACCCGATGCAGATGACGGAAGAGGCGCGCGCCGTGGGCGCTCAGAAAGAGCAGGTCATGTCGGATGCGTTCGAGAAGGGCGCCCCGACTGGCAAGTTCAGCGTGTCGGCGCTCAACGCGACGGTTGGCGCGTTCAACCGCCTGCTGATGGCGATGGGCCAGCCGGGCGACTACCCCGAGTTCAGCGGCGACACGACCAAGCTGCCCGGCGACTTCGTGCGCGGGCTGGCGATGGCGACGGACGCGGCGGCTGAGATGGGCGTCGAGCTGCCGCCCGTGGGCGAGGTCAAGAACGACGCCGGGCTGGCTCGGCTGGCCGGCGCGATGGATGCGCTCTCGAAGGACGAGCAGTTCAAGGCGATGATGGCCTCGTCGCCGGACGACCTGCCGACCGAGGAAGAGGCGCCCGAAGGTGAGGACGACACCGACAGCCTGATGATGGAGCGTGCCTGATGAGCGACACCACCCCCGCCGTTGCGCCGGCGGCCCCCTCGACCACCACGACTGCTGCGGAGGGCGGCGCGCCGCTCGCCAGCTTGCAGCAGGGCGCCCCGCCAGAGGCCGCTGCGCCGAAGGACAAGGGCGCCACGCTGACGGGTGAGCCTGCCTGGAAGAAGCAGATCAACGATCTGGTGGAGCGCGCCGAGAAGGCCCGCGCCGAGAAGGAGGCCAAGGCGGCGCCGCCGCCTGAGCCTGAGGGGCTGAAAGAGGGGGAATCGTGGGACAGCATCTACGCGTCGCAGCCGCCCGAGGTGCAGCGGGCGATGGCCGAGATGCGCAAGATGGTGACGCGCAAGACGCAAGAGCTGGCGGCCGAGAAGAAGGCCATCGAGGCGCAGCGCAAGGCGCTGGTGGCGCCCGAGATTGCCAAGGCGCTGGAGGCGCCCCCGCTGGCTGGAGAGGTTGACCCGTTCGACCCGAAGAGCTTGTCGGCGCACATCGAGGCTGAGGTCAAGCGGCGGCTGGCTGAGGTGCTGGAGCCGGTGCGTAAGCAGAGCCAGCAGGCTGAGGCGCAACAGCGGTACGAGTCCTTCATGGCCGAGCATCCTGACCTGAGCGCCGACAAGGCGCTCC